GTAAGCCCTGGTCGTCTCGGTCACCGCCATCGCCCACGCCCGCGCTGGGTTGTCGTCCAGCACTGGCTTCAGCAGCTCCACCAGGTCGCCCATGCTCTGCCCCGGGGTTTCCATCCAGCTCGCCAGCTTCTCACCGACCACGCCCTGGGTGTTGCTCTCGAACTGCGCCAGCAGCTCGTCCGTGTAGCGCCTGGCCCAGCTCGCCGCCTGCTGGTGCACCAGGCTGTTGTCGAAGACTATCCCCAGTTTCGCCAGCTTCTTCTCTGCCTGCCCGATTCCAACCGCTGCCAGTCCTTGCATACGCGGAGCCACGAACTTCACCAGGAAGTCGTGCTCTTGCTGCCAGAAATCAGGCGGGAGTGGATTGGGCATTAGGCCTTCTCGATCCAATGCCAGGTGTATGGCTGCGCATCTTCCGAGTAAGTCACAGAAGTGCAGCGCATCAATAAAGTTTCATTGTTACGCGGGTCAAAATTCATTTCCGAGATGGATGGCTTTACATCATTCAGCCCATCCACAAAGACAGTCAGGTTGCACAGGCCATTGTCAGGTGCTTTCATAATTGGCTCAGGGCCTTCTGAATCCGGAACGCGCCACACCTTGACCACGATCGCCGGGCGATGTTCGTGGTTTGGCATCACGAAATGAACTATTCGACCTTCAGTTAAATGTTTCACGCTCTCCTCCTTCAATCCTTCAGGTTATGCCAGCCGTCGCTTAAGAAAACCCGGTGGCAGGGAATAAAATGCCGGTGGAACAATTTCCAAATAAAGTGTTTGATGCTTTTAATCATGCTTCATCGCCTCCACAATCCTCTTTCTCAATCCTTCGAAGTAGCTCAGCAGCTCCCGCTGGAACTCCCGTTCCACCTGGCTACGGGTAGTTTTGCCAGGGAGTGCCTTTGCCACGAAAAAACTTTGCCACGCCAGGCTCCCCACCTGGCACACTGTATTCATCCTGGGGAGCCGCCGAGGGCCGGTGGCCTGGCGGGATCCCGTCCCGCTCCTGGATGTACCCGGTGTCGTACACCCCGGATGCCAGGTAGATCTGGTCCACTTGTGCCTTCTGCAGGAAATCCTCATCCGGATCCAGACCAAGCCACTTGAACCGCAGCCAGGGCTTGCGCATGTTGTGCTGGATGATCCTGGTCAAGATCTTGGACGTGTACTGGGTCACCGGTTGGATCATCGAGCGTTGGTGCACGTCTGCCATGGCGCCTGCGTACCCGGTTCCGCCCAATCCCTGCCCGCTGGTCAGCCCGAATTCCTGCGGCGCATTGCCGAAGGCCCAGCACGCCAGCTTCATCAGCCACTCGTCCTGGTTGGTCGTATCCACGTTATCCCGCTTGAACTCGTACACCGGCAGGTTGCTCCCGGTCCCGATCGTTGGGATCCAGTGCATCCGCCGCTGCTGGGTGGTGTCTCCCGCCACCAGGCTGTCCCAATACTGCTGCCAGGTGTCGATCTGTGGCTGGGTCCACGTCGCCGGTGCTCCAACCAGCGCTTCCGGCACGTTGCCCTCGGTGTAATACCCCAGGTGATAGGTATCCCGCCGCAACGCCAGGTTGACCGCCAGCATGAAGAACTCGATCGGGCTGGTGCCGTAGGGACTGTTGACGCTGGCATTCATCGGCCGGTAGATCAGCTCGTCCGTTGTCCAGCTCCCGGCGGGCATGCCGTACAGCACTTGCATGTACCCCGGCGCCGGTGGCGCTGCGATCTTGCCCCGGTAATCCAGCACCGGCCGGATTCTGGCCCCATCGATCAGATCCAGCGAGGTCAGCTTGCCCCTCGCCATTTCGGGGTATATGGTCAGCGCATCCGTCACCAGCACCTCTTCCAGGAAGGCATTCATCCAGGAATCGAAGTCCATCTGCCCATCCGGATGTTCCAGCAGCGTTACTATCTCGGCAATATCCTTGCCGTAATCGTTCTTGTCGTTCTTCCCGCTCGGGATCACCTCGTACTCCAGGCTCCGCACCTCGCGCTTGATCAGCTCGATGTTGAGCCGCACTTCCTTGCATGCCAGCGCCAGGTTGCGCAGCAGTTGGAAGTCCGCCAGGCCGTACCCATAGCGCGGGATGATCACCAGGTTGATCCCCGGTCGGTATTCGAACACCCGCGGCCGGTCCAGCGGGTTGACCGGCATCACCGGCACGCCCGGGCCGAACATCGTGTTCCGCTGTGCGAGTACGTTTAACGGCGTGGGCTTGCCCCAGTTGCTCACCTGGTACTGCCCATCCGGCAAAGTGCTCAAATCGGTCATAATTCCTTTATCTTCAAGCGCCATTGGCCACCATCTCCTCTACCGGCAAGTCTTGCCCTACTGCTTCTTGGGCTGCTTTTCGGGCCTTCATTTCTTCCAGTTTCTTCTTGGCCCATTCGATCCATCCGGCCCCGCCTGCCAGCATCTCCAGGCCGCCGCTTGCCGTGTCCACCTGGTCGTCGTGTTGGCCGGTCGGGAAATCCAGCATCTCCATCAAAAAGACCTGGTTCCAGGGTCCTCTTACCAGGCGTACTTTTCCGTTTTTGGCTCGGGTCTGCAGCGGCCTGGCCCGCCGCACTTTGTCTTCATCCGGCGTGATCGGCAGCATGCTCACCGCCGCCAGGTCCTTGTCCTTCAATAAATCCTTGAGCACCAGCGCCTGGAATGCCACCGTCTCGATGCCCCAGCGCGTGCCCAGCTCATCCGGAGAGACCATGGTCGCCTTCAGGCGCCCTTCGAAGCGGTCCCAGCCCTTTTCCCGGATCATGTCTCGCAGGTACAGCGTTCCATCCTCGCCCAGCGCTTCCGCCACCGAGGCGTTCCAGTCCGCGCTATTTTTTTCAGAGATGGCCACGTCCACGTAGCGCACCCAGTCCAATCCTTCAGGCGCCCGCTCGACGATCGGGAAATCGTCTGCGTTGAAGAACACGCCCTCGCTGGGTCTGGGCTGCTGTTCGTACAGGCTCCACCAGTCTCCGGATTCACCGGTCGATTCCAGCGTGCTGCGGATCTGGTCCAGGAGCGACGCCGGGAACTCTTCCGGCCATAAAGGTGTCTTGCTGCCCGGCTCCCGCCCCAGTGGGTCGCTGAACGGCTTGTACAGCCCCTGCAGCATCGCCTTCCACTGCTCGTCCAGGTTGATGGCGTATTCCTTGGCTTCGAGCGGCAGGGCTGGCAGGCTGATGACCTTCCACTGCCTGGCCTTGGGGTCCGTGATCATGCTTTTCAGCATTTCGCCGATTAAGTCCTCGCGGTGCCATCTGGTGTGAATAATTACAATCGCCGTGCCCCGGCGTACGCGGGACAGCACTGAGGAGGTCATCCACTTCAATACCTTCTTGCGTTCGGCCGGGTTTTCGGCCTGTTCCCGCAGCTTGAACGGGTCGTCGACCACGATCAAATGCCCGCGCTTGCCGGTCGTGCCGCCGCCCACAGAAGTTGCGATCAGGCCGCCGCGGTGGGGTTCCGCCAGGTTCCAGGCTGCCTTGGCCTGGCTGTCCGCTGCGATCTGCACCGGCTCTTCCACCACCGATTGCTCGCCGAACAGCGCTGCAAACTTCTCGCCGGTGATGATCTGCAAGACCTGGCGGCTGCTCTCGGTGCTCAGGTCGGCGCCGTATGCCGTCAGGATCACTTTTGAATCGGGGCGTTTTCCCAGCAGCCAGGCCGGGAAGAGCTGGGAAACGATGGTCGTTTTGCCGTGCTGCGGTGGCATTTCGATGATCAGGCTGCCGCAGCCTTCCTGGCCGCTCGTCTCAATGAACTGGTAGACCTCTTCCAGCGCATTGCAAAGCAGCTCGTGCACCGGCCTGGGCAGCCACCAGTCGTACACGTAGGTGCCGAAATTCAACAGGTGGCGCCGAGCCATCTCTCGAGCAGCTCGCTCTGCAAATGCCAGGTCTGGCGTAATGGTCGGCGCTGTATTATTACTCATCCTGTTTTTCTTCGGCCTCTTGGTCTTTGCGCTTCTTGGCCATGGCCATCTGCAGCTCGGCGTCGCTGTAGCCGCTCAGATCTTCTGGCTTTGGCTTGGTGAGCTGCACTTCGCTGTGCGGCACGTAATCCCCCAGCATCTCAAAGGCCAGCTTGCGGTCCGGGTTGCTCCGGTGGTCGCTGTTCGATGCGCTCTCGATCAGCGCCTGGTAAAAATCGGCCCGGTGCTCCAGCAGCGGCGCCGCCTGCATCAAAGCCACCACCTCGTCGATGCCCGAATTTTTCTTCCGCCAGGTAAAGATCACCCTGGCCCCGGTCAGCCCCAGCACCTCGATTGCCAGCTTTTCCAGCGTTTCCGGCCACCGTCTTTTGCGTGGCGCCGACGCCCAGGCAATGTACGCCGCCACCCGCCACGGCCAGCCGTTATTCCGCAGCAGCGAATAATCCTGCGTCCAATCCGCCGTAACGCGTTGAGCGGCATCTTTCTGCCCCTCTTTCTTGGACTGATTTGCCTGTGTCTGTGATTCCAAAACCTGCCGCGCCAGCTCTTTGCGCATAAAAACTTCAGCCGGGTTGGGGATTTCGGGGTGCGCATCCTCTGGCCGCACCGCTTCCGGCACGTCCAATCCCAGCGTCATCTGTTCGAGCTGCTCAGGTTTTAGCCAATCGATTTTCATTGCCCTTCCCTCTTCTGGTTCCGGTTCATATTCCTGGCCGCCGCCACGATCGCCTCAACCCTGGCCCGCACGTTTTCATCGTGGCAACTCAGCTCCTTTGCCACGTTGCCCAGCGCCTCCACCACCGCCTGGTTGCGTTTCTCATACTCTGCGTCTCGTTTGTCGAGCGCATCCAGGTACCTGGTCTGCATCTCGTTGGCATTCTTTTGCATTTGGAGCGAATACCAGATAAAGATGGCAACTACCGGTAATTGCAATAAGAAGGACGGCCAGTCTGCTGACATGCCTTATCCGGCCTTTGGCGCTTTAGTCGTTGCGTCTGTGGTCACTTTGGCCTTTGCCACCACCACGCTGGCCACCGGCGGGGAGTATTGGTAGGTCGTCGAGTTGGTCCACAGCGCCGTTCCCCAGGATATAACCAGCAAGATCAATCCGGTGCTGTCCGGCGTCACAATCGCCACCACCTTGGTAAACGACAGCACGCCGATGATCACCGCCAGCCCCGTCACTGCCCCCAACATCCCCAAAGATTTGAACGTTGGATCTTTCGCAGCCCACTTCTCCCGCCATACCGGCACGTAACTGGCGATCAAAGATAGCGCAGCAGCCGCCACATTTAAAAGCGCAGCCGGTTGCAGCAAAGTCTTCAGCAGCTCGCTCAACTGCTCCGGCGTTACAGCCCCTGGCGGGTTTTCGCTTTGCGCCCCCACTCTCACCGCCATCACCGCCAAAACAACCAGCACGATCCCGAGGATCATCACCAACCTTCCGAGGAAATCTCTTGCCTTCATCTCATCCTCCTGCCCCGAGGTCTTTTTCGGGGTGCCCTGCCTTTTGAGCTTAAACGTAGAGCGCCGGTTTCCTATATAGGAAACCGGCGCTCACTCGGTTGATTGGCCCGGGCGTCATCTCCCAGGCCTGCTTTCTTCACGACCGGCCTTATCGCCCTTTGGGTCGCCGGTCAAAAAAATAATTATCGTTACTAAAAACTGATTAACCGTAAAACCGTAACGTTTTACAAATCTGATTATGACTCTGATTGAATCCCGCGTCAAGCCCCAGTTTTCCCCCTCATAATTCCCTTCCCCGTGGTTATTTTGATCCACTTGTGGATCAAAATAACCACAATTAAAAAAAACTCCCCCTCTCCACACGGTGGAGAGGGGGTAAGGGAGTGAGGTTCTTACTCCGTCCCATACAGCGTGGCCAGCTCCTCGGTCGCCTTCTTCAGCTTCCCTTCCAGCTCCTCGCACCTGGCCCGCCACCCCAGCGCCTCTCCTCGCAGCTCCTCTTTTTGATCTCGCATTGTCTTCAAAATCCATGCTGCCAGAATCGGCTCATCGCCTGGAGGCGGAGATCCTGCCGGTTGGTAGCTCTGGAGCACTCCCATCACCCGCGCAAGTTGCTCTTCCTTTACTGCGAACAACATCTCGATGTGATCGGAGATCTGCATGGCCCTCTCCGAAGTTTGAGCGCTCCAAATTTCACGGACATAATATTTCAAGTCATTCTTTTCTGTCATTTATTCGCCTTCCTTCCTCTCTATCTTCCGACCTGACAGGTTTACACTTGAACCTGTCAGGTTTGCTTTTCAAAACCTGACAGGTCTTCTTTTCGCCTTCCTCGGGTACCAGTAGATCGGGTGCACCTTCGCCCCTTCCGGAGCGCTTTCGACCACCACCGCCTTCAGGTGCCACCGGCCCACGTGCATCCCCTTCGTTTGCCGTCGCACCCCCACCAGCAGGTAACATCTCCCACCCGGCGTCTCCAGCACATCCCCTTCCTGGATGCTCCTGGGCGAATCGTAATATAGCCCCACCACTGCCCCCGTCGGTGCTTTCATTTGAGCTCATCCGCACACAGAATCAGAGCATGCCGGACCTCTTTGGGATACTTCGCATTGGCATCCGTGTTCCTCTGAATCTGGAAGTCGATTGGCAGCCCTGTCACCTGTTTACCCAAGATCGAAAACGCTAGGCACATCGCCGACCATCGACGGTTCAGTATCTCCGGCCGCCCTATTTTTCCGAGCTGACGTTCATATTCCGCATCTTCGAGGATTAATCGCACGTCCACATCCCGCCACTGCTTGCCCATGGCCGCTGACCCCACCAGGTACGGCCATGCCCCAAAAGCCTCGTAAACTATTTTTCCAAATTGGTTTAACAAAATCCAGGCGGGCATGCCAACTCCAATAAATTTGTTTTTTGCTTCACCAATTTTTCTCTCACTTTCCAGGAATAACTTCATCATCCGCATCATTTCCCCTTGCCCTGTCCTGCGTGGCGCCCAGGAAAATATCCTCTCACCCTTCTCCATGTATTTAATCGCCCACACCTGCCAGGGCAGTGGCTTCAAGTCCGGGTCCTGCTCCTTCCACCAGTCCAGGAACCCAACGCTGATTAGCATTTTATGTTTGCTCATCCTTCACCTCCAACTTCTCCCACTCCGAAATCGCCTTCTCCAAACCGCACGTGCAGCCCCCCACCTCCACCCAGTCCATCAAACACTCTCCAGAGTGCCCCAGGAACCTCCGCAAGCCCTTTCCCGCCCTCATCAGGTCCTCCGCTAAGGCCTCCGCCCGCCGCGCGCGCCCTTGCACCTCTTGCAACCCCTTATGAGTAATATTGGCCCTCCGCCAAACATCCACCTCCCCCGCTCCGCTTCCCTTCGCGCAGAACCCCTGCAGGGTCAGGGAAGGGGCTGGTCGTAGATCCTGGATGCTTTTCCAGGGGGGATAGGTCCTCATCATTCACATACTCCAATTCAGGCATCTGAACCTCCTTCTTCCTCGTCTTCTAAAACGCCATCTTCCCACCCGCTGCCGTCGTCCTCCTCCTCCTCAACTCCTAAGCAGTGGGTGCACTCGACCACGTCCTCGAACCACGTGTCTTCCCCATCGCAGGCGCAGGCCTGCCCGCACTCCGGACACTCATGCATGGCTCACCTCCAATGTGTCAGTTGATAAATAATTGCTGGCCGCCATTTTCTTGATTAACTCCAGCGTCGCCAGGCAATCCCCGATCGCCGAATGATCCCCTCCAGGAAGCCGCTGCCACTTGTAATTCCCGTGGTAATCGTTCCATTCCCCAACGAAGGACGCATAATTACTCATTGCGCAGGCTAACCGCCTGGCGACAATTCCGCTCGTCCCTTTACTGGATTGAGCGATCATCCGGATGTCAAAAGATACGTTATAAATCACCAGTATTTTGTTCCGCACCAGGTCCATCAACTTTCCGTCAATTTCGGCAAAACGTGGCGCGTCGACCACCATTTCATTGGTGATCCCGTGGATCCGGATGGCATCTTCCGGGATGCTGATCGATGGCTTAACCAGCGTGTCCATCAATACCCGCCCTTCCATATCGATCAGACTGACTTGCACAATCTCAGCATCGTAATCCAGCCCGGTGGTTTCGGTGTCAAGGATAACCACCTGATCCTTTTCCTCGAACAATGCCCTGGCCCAATCGATGGCGGCGTTTCGGTCCCTGGCGAACATCTTATCCATTGCTTTCTGACGCCGCTCCTCCTTGGCCCGCTCTCGTTCCTCCACCGCCTGAATCGCACCCGGCAGACAGTCCTTGCAAGCGTGGTACTCCTCATCCCACCTTTCCCGATAAACTTCTTTTTTGCACCAGGCACATTTCCGCAGCCTGGCCTTGCGCCGTTGTTCCCTTTCGGCCTTCAAAATTTCCTCTGAAACCGGAACGGCCTGCGCCAGGTCAAAAAGTTCGTACTCACCTTTCCCGCCCTGGACCACCCCGCACTTAGGACCGCCCGGCATCAACTTTCTCTTGCGCAGTTGGCCCTCTGTTCGCAGATTCTCCGGAGCCGTCAACCATTCATACCGCCGCACCCCTGGGCAGTCGGAAGATGGTCTGCTTTTCCAATGCCATCCGCAAACCGTACATTCAAATCCGCTGTCTATTTTGATAATTTCGTGTTTCATTTCACCTCCGGGTACTCATCCCATAATTTCCCATCCAGCATCCGCCCGGCCGCCTTCTTGCCAACTCGATATGCAAAGCTATGATCCTCAAATTCGTGATGGGTTAACCATAAGTGCGGGTAATGATTTAGCATTTTTTCCGCTTCTTGATTGATCGTTTCCCATGGCACATCTGGATCTTTCCATACCTGGCTGTCCGGGATCCACTCCCCCCACTGCTTGAACAGAAATGGAACTTTCGCCTTTGCGCAATGGTCTCGCAGCCACCCGGCCCAATTGGGGTGCATCGGCCTGGCCCCCGGACCGCTCTCACCCCCGCAGATTACCCAATCCAACCTCTTGCATCCACCTTGATAATCAGCCCACCCAGTTTTCGTGTGCCACCCACGGAGCACATCCCAGGCCCAATTCTCGTTAATATTAATGTTCGTCAGATCCACCGGCCCCAGCATCGGCTCGCAGCTCACGAAGTGGACGACCGCCGGAGTATCCAGCAGCGCCGGTATTCGTTCCTCTGCCGCCTTCTGGCCCTCCACGCTTGTTCCCACCCACACATTCGGCAGTGGCCACCGGTTGAGGATCCCAACCGTCCGGCTGGGCAGCATCCACATTCCCAAGTTAATGTGTTCGACCTGGTCGAAATATGCCTTCATCCTTTCAGGTCGCTTTGTAAGTACCAGGTAAGTGTGCCGAGGGGTATCTGCCATTACTCCAAACATCTTATCGATGAAGCTCACCGGCACGTCCGGGTGGAACAAATCGCTCATCGAGCACACGAACACCCGCTGCGGCGTCTTCCACTTCCCCGGCTCCCACAGCTTATCCTCGTGCAGTGTCACCTTAAACTGGTTCGGCTTCTCCGGGTACCCCGCCATCCCCGGGATCCCGGCTGCCTGGTAAGCCAGGTCATTGCCTTGCGCGTAAGCCCTGGTCGTCTCGGTCACCGCCATCGCCCACGCCCGCGCTGGGTTGTCGTCCAGCACTGGCTTCAGCAGC